GGCGAACCAAGATCAAGACAGTGCCAACCCGAACCGGGGAAGCGTTAGTGGTTGTTTGGGCTGACCCACAAACAGGCAAGGTTGACCACCGAGGTGGCACACCTGAACTGATTCTTAGGGTGCAAGGGAAGCTCGCGAAGCTAGAGACCTACATCAAGACCCAAAAGACCTCAACCGCGTATTTCCTCAACGCCGGGGACAGTATCGAGGGCTTCGAGAATGTCGAGTCCCAGAGCTTCACCAACGACCTAAGCCTGATGGAGCAGATAGACCTAGAGGCGACCTTTGAGTGGTCATTCCTTAGATTGCTTAGGAAGCACCACAACGATGTCACATCGGCCACAGTCGGCTCTAACCACTGCGCATGGCGCAAGGGTAAGAACTCACTGGGAAGACCTAGCGATGACTGGGGCTTATTCATACAACGCCAGCACCAAAAGCTGAACGATGAGCTAGGTATGGGCATGAAGTTCGCGGAGCCTGAAACCTATTCAGAGTCTCTAGCCCTAGACATCAACGGCACAATCGTTGGCCTAGTGCATGGACACCAAGCAACATCGGGCAAGTTCTCGGACTTCTGGGCCAAGCAAATCCATGGCGGAGGGGCTTTATCCGCCTGTGATGTCGTTGTTAGCGGTCATTACCATACGCTCTCCATACAGCCCACAGGTCGCAATCCCTACACCGGGAAGTCCAAGTGGCATCTTCAAGCCCCAACGATGGATAACGGATCATCGTGGTGGGCCAACAAAGCGGGCGGGTCAGATTCCGATCCGGGCTTATTAGTATTCACGATTGGGAATGAAGGGCTAAACCTTCAATCACTAGCCGTGTTGTAACTTGTCGCGGCGTAACCCCTTCACTTGGTTTGGGGCCAATCACCAATATCCCCACCTCCTGGGTAGATGTTCACTCGGTGAGCGCCGCGACAACCCAACCAAGAAGGGCGACATGATCAAGACACGCAAAGAGCAAGTAGATGACCTAGTAGCCATGTCAGATGAGCTAGGACAGGCCAGAGAAGCCCTCAGAATCATGAACGCACTCACTGCCGAAGTTCCAGCAGGTGAGATGTTCCAGATGCGCTGGGATCGACTCATCGACATCATCAACAAACCCAAGTAAAGGACAAGATGGCAAAGATGGCCTCCCTCTACGCTGAGCTCAACTCAATACCAGAGGATGAGCCAGTCCCTCCAGTATTCCTCTATGGCGAGACAAGCGATGACTAGCCCCTCCCATGGTTGGAGCAGTAGCAACAGACGCCCCGACCCCAAGGGTTGGTCACAAACTCGCAAGCAGGTCATAGCCAGAGCATTAGGTGTCTGTCAGGACATCGCAACACCAACCGACTCCAACCCTCACCCTCAACGTTGCTACTTAGAGGGGACAGAGGTGGACCACATCGTCAACCTAGCCCAAGGTGGTTCAGAGGCACTAGAGAACCTCCAACTCTTATGCTCATGGCATCACAAGCGCAAGACAGCCAAAGAAGCAGCATCAAAGCGCATCAGTAGGACAGAGCGACACCCTGGCGAAAGACATCCTGGGCTGATAGATGTCACCCCTGACCGGTAGTGACTGACACTAGGACAGAAGCACTAGAGCATTTGGACCAGGTGACGGTGGTTAGAGTGGGGCAGTGCGGGTGTCGGGTGCGATTTTCTGGATTGGATGGGGGTCAACCCCCTACCTACCCCTGGCCTAGGGCGTAGAGGTGCTGTGGTTTTCCCTGTGTGCAAAATCAGGAACTTTGACACCCCTAGAACCCGCATAAACACTGGGCTGTAGGGCAGACGACTTTTACCCAGATACTTGACCGACCTAGCCATGTAACGATAAACTAGGGGAATGAATACTTGCGAAATCTGCGGCATTGAAGTTTACGCCGGAGCGCGCGGGCGCAAGCCCAGATTCTGTGGTGGGACTTGCCGGGTTCGTTCTCACCGGGGCTGGGGAATCCCATCGGAGCTCCGATCTTTACCCCGCTGGATCAGACACCGCAATAAAGTCCCACTTACCATCCAAGGAAACGCGGCAAGTTCTACTAACCCGCTCACTTGGACTGACTTCACCAAAGCCTCCCAATCTCAGGTTGGCGATGGCCTGGGATTTGTTCTCAACGGTGACGGAATTATCTGCATCGACTTAGATCACTGCTTTGACGGCAAGCCGAACGCCGCAGCTCAGGCGTTGATTGATTCACTGCCAAAGACTTACATCGAAGTTAGCCCAAGCGGGACTGGCTTGCACATCTGGGGATACGCCAACCTGTCCAAAGGTAGACGCTTTGACCGAAATGGTCTCAGTGTCGAGGTCTACCCCAATGGCCGTTACCTAACAGTGACTGGTCGCGCACTTACTGACGCACCATTTCAGCACCTTGATTTGGTGAAAATACTTCCCTAGCGAAATGCCGGGGTAGCAATCCGAAATGGAGAACCCCAAATGGCTATGGCAGGAAGAAAACCATCAGAACGCCCCACCGTAACTAGGCACAAGCCAACCCACGATTGGGCAGAGATTCCCAATGTCAACTATGACGGCGAATCTCCAGAGCTTCCCCTTAGCCGAACTGTCATCAAAGACGGCGAGCCGATTGAGATACCAATCGAGAAGCGCACCCGCACATGGTGGAACGCGCTTATCCAAATGCCGCACTGCATCTTGTGGCAAGCATCAGACTGGGCCTTTGCGGTAGACACCGCGATGGTTCACGCGATGGCTAACCACGGCTCTATGGCTGCAATGGCTGAGCTACGGATGCGCGAAAAGGTCATGGGAACAACTGTCGATGCCCGCAGAGATCTTAGAATCCGCTATGTCGAATTTGAAGAAGAAGCTCCGGTGCTTGAGGTAGTCGCAAGCATGGCCGAACGCCGCCAGCGATTGCTCAATGCGTGAGAAAATCACCGCTGACATCCATGACCGCAACCGCTCACTAGGACTAGTCGCCCTTTGGTGGATTGAAACCTTCTGCGTTCACGGCCCCGGAGATGTCCAAGGCCAGCAAGTAAATCTCGATGACGAGTTCGCGGGATTCATTATGGATGTTTACGCGCTCGATACAACTGGCCGAAGACTCTATGACTCATCTTTTATCTCTCGCGCCAAGGGTCGAGCCAAGTCAGAACTAGCTGGATTCATAACTCTTTTCGAGGCTATGGGGCCAGCACGATTCGACAGGTTTGCCAAAGAGGGCGACAGCTACATTAGAGATGGTTTTACTTACAACTATGCACCGGGCGAGCCTATGGGTAAGCCAGTTGTCGCGCCCATCATCCGTTGCCTGGCGACAGAAGAAGGCCAAGCCGGAAACACCTATGACAACATCTATTTCAACCTCTCAGAAGGGCCGCTATCAAACGGACTCCCAAGAGATGCCGCTGGACTGACCAGAATCTTCTTGCCAGGTGGCGGAGAGATTATCCCATCCACCGCATCCAATAGCGCCAAAGACGGTGGCAAGGAAACATTCGTGGTCTTTGATGAGACTCACCTTTATACAACCCGCGAACTAAAGCGCATGTATGACACCGTTCGCCGAAACCTAGCAAAGCGTAAAGTCGCAGAACCATGGTCACTGGAAACCTCCACCATGTATCTACCGGGGGAGAAGTCGGTGGCAGAGGATACCCACGATTTAGCCAAGATGATCACAGAGGGCAAGGTCAAGCGCCAGCGCCTTCTGTTTGACCACCGCGAAGCAGACGCGGGCATAGACCTAACCGATGAAGCTCAAGTCAGAGCGGGCATTGTCGAGGCTTATGGCCCATTCTCTGCGGTGATGGATGTGGATAGAATCCTGTCCGAGTTTTACGACCCAAGAAACGATGCCCAAGATTCAAGGCGTTATTACTTCAACCAACCTACAAGCTCAAAAGATGCTTGGGTGAGCGCCCCAGAGTGGGCTGCGACCTACGCATCTAAAACGATTGCTAAGGGCGAAGAAATCACCCTCGGCTTTGACGGATCAAGAAAGCGCAACCGGGGAATTACAGACGCAACCGCGCTAGTTGGTTGCCGAGTATCCGATGGTCACTTATTCGAGATCAAGGTTTGGGAGCAACCAGATGGCCCCGCCGGGGAAGATTGGGAAGTCCCGATTACCGATGTTGATAACCAAGTCAGACAAGCGTTCGAGGACTACAAGGTGATTGGCATGTTCGCTGACCCGGCAAAGTGGGAAAGCTACATTGCGCAATGGGAAGCTGATTTTGGCAAAAAGCTGAAAGTCAAAAGCTCATCAAATCACCCTATTGAGTGGTGGATGACCGGAAACAGGTCTTATTTAGTTGTCAGAGCTTTGGAGCAATTCCAAAACGCTGTAATTGACAAAGAGCTAACCCATAACGGCGCAGCGCTATCTAGACACGTTTTGAATTCTCGCCGAAGAATTAGCCGATCAGGAATTTCGATTGCCAAAGAGCATCCCGAAAGCCCTAACAAGATTGATGCCGCTGTTGCGGCTGTCTTGGCCTATCAAGCCAGACTCCAGGCCCTATCAAAGGGCGAGGCCACTAAAAACACGTTTGTGCCAAGGCGCATAAGGTAAGGATTCTTTATGGCAACCCAGCTAGACAGCTCACAACAAACGATGCTAAAGAAGCTCGCTAAAGAGCAAATGCGCATGAACTTGCTAGAACGCTACTATGACGGCGATGCACCGCTTCCAGAGGGCGCAGATGGCCAGTCACGGGCTTATCGCAGATTTCAGAAGAAGTCACGCCTGAACATGGCCCAGCTCTGCGTTGCAGCGGTTCGGGAGCGGATGCGAATTGGTGGCTTTAGAACTGGGGCAGACGATGACGAGAACGGCGATGCAGCCGCTCGCCGCCTTTGGAAGGCCAACAAGCTAGACGTTTATTCTGCGGATTTGCACAGCTTTTTTCTCAAGTTCGGTGAGGCTTATGCGATTGTCGGAATGAAAGCTGGCAGGGAATTCCCACTAGTAACAGTGGAGGACCCGCGTCAGATTCAGACCATTACCAATCCAGAGGACCCCAGCGAAATCCTGGCGGCGGTCAAAGTCTTTGTTGAGGCTGGCTACTGCCGGGCTTATTTCTACTATCCAAACGAGATTCAGGTCTATTTCAAAGAGACAGACACTAGTCCCTATGACTCAGAAAACTACATGTTCGACGAGGATGCCAGCGGGCCAAATCCCTTGGGAGAAGTGCCAGTTGTCAAGTTTACCAACATGGATGAGAAGGGCGAATACGAGCCTTATCTAGACATCATTGACCGCATCAACCACATGATTCTTCAGCGTCTAGTTATAGCCACCACTCAGGCTTTCAAGCAAAAGTGGATCAAGGGCGACTTTCCAACACATGACCCAGACGGCAATGAGGTCGATTATAACGGCCTCTTTGAATCCGCACCTGGAGCCATGTGGATGCTGCCCGAAGGCGCAGACATCGGAGAGATGGATCAAAGTAACATCCAAGACATCCTTATGGCCGTAAGAGCTGACATTCAAGACTTTGCCGCAGTTACTAGAACCCCGATGCACTACCTTAGCCCAGACGGTGCGAACCAGAGCGCAGAGGGTGCATCGCTATCTAGAGAAGGTTTGGTGTTCAAGACCGAAGACCGGATAGCTCGGGCAACCGTTGGCTGGTCCAAGGTGATGTCCTTGATGTTCAAGTGGATGGGTGACACGGAGCGCGCCAACCTTTTAGACCTAGAACCGATTTGGGATTCTCCAGAGCGATACAGCCTTTCCGAGCGAGCCGATGCTAATAGCAAGTTCCAAGACTTGCCATTTCGCTCTCGCATGACCTTGGTCGGGCAATTTAGCCCAGCCGAAATCGCGGAGATGGAAGTCGAGCGAGCTGGCGAAGCACTGCTAACAGAGCTATTGCTTGGAAGACCCGAAGCGCCTAGCGCCTAATGGCAACCCAGCGTGAGTTGCTTGACGCTTACAACTCTCTAAGCTCTCGTCTAGTTCGAGGACTTGGGGTAAGAGTTGCAGGTGCGTTCACAAACCTTGGCTCTTGGCGTGATGCTGATTTTGAGGCTTTTACCAAGCTGATAGAACCAACCCTTACCGGGGGCAAGTTGCAAGCCGCCAGATTACAGGTTGGCTTTTATCAGGAAATGGCAAAGCTTCAAGGTCAGACTTTTGGAGTGCCAGCTATAGCGGCGACTGATTTCACAGTTAGCAAGCTAAGAAACGGCGCAGCGGCTCAAGAGGTTTACCGAAGGCCATTTGTTGATCTCTATACCGCGCTATCTAATGGCAAGGACATGACCCAAGCCATAGCCGCGGGTGGCACTCGCATTGGCTCGATTGTCTCTACCGACATGCAGCTTGCAAGGCGTAACGCTGGATTCTTAGCAAGGTCAAGAAACGACAACATCGTTGGCTATGCAAGAACCCTGACAGGCTCCGAGAACTGCGCGCTTTGCGCCATAGCTTCGACCCAGCGATACAGGCGCGATAACTTGATGCCGATTCATCCGGGATGCGATTGCGGCGAAATGCCGATTTATGGCGACCAGGACCCCGGCCAAGTCATTGACCAAATACGGCTAGACAGCACCTATGACAGCATCGCGCAACAGCTCAAGCTAGACCCCGACTTTGGGGGCAGAGATGCTGGACTTGGCAAGATAATCCGCTCGCCTTCAGAAGGGGACAAGCTTGCTGACTATACCGAAATTGTTATCACTAGCGAACACGGCGAATACGGTCCGACACTGAGGTGGCGTGACCAAGAGTTCACCGGACCCAGCTCAATCTAAATTTCAGCTCACGCTGATTAGCTCGAAATGAGCGCAAAGCCCTAATCCGAAATGGAGATAATCATGGCTGAATCAAAGCAATTAGAAACCGAATCAATCGAGGCTTCAGACCAGGTGGCACAAGCCTCCGACTCTCACGCCCCGGAATTGTCCGAAATGGACACGCTAAAAGCAGAGGTTGAAAAATGGAAATACCTCAGCAAGAAGAACGAAGAAAAGACCAAGGCGAACGATCACGCAGCCAAAGAGCTAGATGACATTAGGCGCTCCCAGCTATCCGACACTGAAAAACTAATTGAGAAGACACGTGAAGAAACCTCACAAGAAATCAGAAAAGAATACGCTGCGAAGCTAGTCGACTCAGAGCTAAAGAGCTTGCTAACTGGCCGTTCTCTTGACGGCGCTTCATTACTTGATTTTGACAAAGCCACATTCATTTTGAGTGACGGCAACATCGACTCAGAGGCGATTCAGTCATGGGTCGAATCTCACAGCAAAACTGCTGAACCCACAAATCCAGACTTCGGGCAAGGTGCTCGTGGTCAGAACCCAGGCAAGTCTCAAATTAGACATAGGGACGAGCTTAAAGGTATGTCAAACGCAGACATTCTGGCCGCCACAAAAGACGGCCGCTTGGATGCACTTATGGGCAAAAACTAACGAAGGAAAACACTAATGGCAATTAATAATTTCATCCCGGAAATCTGGAGCGCCGGAGTAACTCAAAGCTTCATCTCCAACCAGATTGTTATCCCAACCCTCAACACTCAGTATCAGGGCGATGCGACACGTGGCAACACTGTCCACATCATCAACGCAACCACCCCAACCATCGTCGACTACGCAGCCGCTGGGCGCTCAATCACCGCTGAGGCGTTGAACGACACCGAGGTTCAGCTTCTTTTGAACCAGGAAAAAGCCTTCTCTGTCAACGTCGATGATGTTGATAAGGTCCAGGCCGCTGGAACCTTCAACGCTTGGACTGACGCAGCTGGAAAAGCTTTGGCAGAAGACGCAGAAGAATACCTACTGGCTCAGATGCTTGCTGGCGCAACTAACGGAAACTCAGGGGCTGTGGTTGTTGACACCGCCGAGGAAGCTAAAACCGCAGTTCGCACCATTCGCACCTTGATGGCAACTGGCAAAGTCCCATCGGCTAACCGCTTCCTAGTGGTCACTCCGGACTTTGCAGATTTGCTAATCCAGGGTCTTTCTGATGTTGCCGCCGCTGGCGCAACTGACGAACTTCGCAACGGACAGATCACAAGGCTCTATGGCCTAAATGTTCTTGAGTCACCACTTTTGGGTAGCGATGTTTCGGCTATTGGTTACCACGCTGACACCGTGGCATTTGTGAACCAAATTCAGTCACTTGAGGCCCTGCGTAACCAGACCAAGTTCTCGGACATTGTTCGCGGCTTGAACGTCTACGGCGCAAAGGTCATTAAGTCCGAAGCCGTTATCAAATACGTCTCAGCCTAAAAAGGCTAACCGCTAAGGGGTCGGAGTTCGCTCTGGCCCCTTAGCCATACCCCGAGATTTGAGAGAGGTCTAAATGGCACTGGCAACAATCGCAGAAGTAGAGGCTCGCTTAGGTCGGTCTCTTACGGTTGCAGAAACCTCGAAGGCAACGGCCTATTTGGAAGATGCCTCAGCTTTGTTTATTCAAAGAGCCGTTCAGAAGTTTGAGCAGGGCGAAAGCTCAGTGCGCTTATTTCCTCGGGATGGAGTGGTCAGGCTTACCCAGCGCCCCGTTATTGCCGTGACCGAAGTCAAAGACCTAGACGGCAATGAAATCGATTTTACTTGGGATAGACACCAGAGCATTTATGACCTTGGAAGTTACACCCCGGTAGATGTCACATATGAACACGGATCGATAACCATCCCCGCTGATGTTGTTGCCGTGGTCGCTGGCATGGTTGCCCGGACACTCTCAATAAACCCTGATGCTGCGGCTGGAGTTCAACAGCAAACCGTTGGGCCATTTAGCCAAAGCTATGCGTCTTGGGCGGTGGGCGGTCAAGTCATGATGTCCCCAGTTGAAGCCAAGGTCGCTGACTCTTATCGAGGGATGAACTTTATCTCTACCTCAACTATTGGAAATGGGAACTATGCAGGTAATTACCCGAATCAGACAAAGTTCGGTGGGCGTTGATTCTTACGGTGAGCCAATCATTGAGACTACCGAGACCGAGCTTTACGCAAAGGTGGCCGCAAGGACTGGCTCTAAGACAGTAGGGGCCGCAGAAATCACAGTCACCTCTGGTCTAACTGTTTACCTAGCCCCTGAAATAGACATCCAAAATAACGATGTGTTTGTTTATCTAGGCCAGCGTTACGTCTTAGACGGCGAATCATTCAACTGGATAAATGGCCTTGGGTCATGGAACCCAGGCACTGTGATTGACCTCCAGCGAGAAGTCAATGGCTAGTAAAATCCCCGGCGGTGCTGGAACGGTCAAGCTCAACAGCAAGGGCATGAGGCAACTAATGAAGTCCCAAGAGGTCCGAGCTGAGCTAGTTACGCGGATGATAAAAGTTCAATCAGCTTTGCCCGGCTCAAAGCTAGAGGCGCTGAGCACTCGAACCCGCGTCAGGGTGAAAGTAATGCGGGGCTCCGACTTTGAAGAAGCGAACACTGGCGACCTATCAAGAGCGCTGGATTTAGCTGGCGGTGAACGCGGCACAAAGACCAAAAACCAATTAGCAAAAGCACGAGCAAAGCGTAGAGCGAAGGGTCAAGGCTAATGAGCGATGCAGTTATTTTTAGTGACCTCATGGCTCACTTGGTATCAAGGCTAAACGCTTCTCTAGCGGCTCAGAATCGAACAGATGTTCGAGTAGCCATCAGAGCAGACGATAGCCCTTCACAAGTCATTCTCAGGCGTGACGGTGGGAACTCAGCGGGCAAGACTCTGATGGACTCTGCCATCGGCGTGAACATTTATGAATCTAGTTATGCAAGAGCAGAGGGTTTGGCCCTGCTTGTATCGGCACTTTTTGACGACTTGCCTGATGGAAACCCCATCACGCAAACATCTGTTCAGTCCTCCATTCAGGATGTGACGGATCTCAGGGGCGAGCGCAGATTCATGCGCTTCTCCGTAACCCATCGAGGCTCAAACCTCACTCCAAATTAGTAAGGAAAAATCATGGCATTAGATAGCGATCTAGTAAGAGTCGCAGTTAGCGGCGCAGTTTACGTTGGGCCAACAGCGACAGCAGCACCAACCAATTCAGGAACCGCGCTAGCCGCTGGCTTTGTGGACTTGGGCTATGTCAGCTCAGACGGAATCACCGAGACAATCGACCGGGCGACCTCACAGATTAGAGCGTGGCAGAACGGCGCTTTGGTCCGTGAAGTTACCTCCGAGGGAACTTACTCAGTTTCTTTGACATTCCTAGAAACCAACCAGGAAGTTCTTGAGCTCTACTTTGGCTCTGACATCACTGGTGGTGTTCTAAACGGTGACCCAACTGCATCAGGTGGCCGCAAGTCATTCGTTATTGACGTGGTAGACGGTGCAACTGTAGAGCGCACCTACATCCCATCCGGTGAAATCACCGCGGTTGGAGAGCGCACCCTAGCCTCTGGCGATGCGATTGGTTACAACGTGACCATTACCGCTTACGCAGATGCAACCAACACCACATTTAAGAAGTTCTTTAGCTCGCTAGAGGCTTAGCAAAGAATCGCTGACAGTTTTCATGCGGCGGCTGTCAGAGATCACGGCAGAGAGGGGAGCAATCCCCTCTCTGTTTAGCCGCATAACTAAATAACAGAAAGCCGCAAACATGAGCGTTATCAAACTAACCCCAAAAAAGAAGAAGCCTGAACTTAAGGTTGACTATTTAGGCAACACCTACACCCTCCCCGGCCACATCAGCGCAGAGATGTTTGAAGTGATGATTAGAGCGCAGGACAAAAAGGGTGACGATGGATTCCTCAGAGTGTTTCTATCAAGCGTGGTTCCACAAGATTTCAAAGCAGCCCTAGCCCAAGACGACATGGTGACACTTTTGAATCTTTGGTTGGAGCACATCAACGGCCCAAAAGGATCTGGCTCCAAGAGCTAGTTGACAACCATGAAGCTGAGCTGGTTTACGACCTTAGAAAGCTAGGGATAAACCCAGCCAAGGTTGATCTAGATGAGCTGATTCTTTTGGTGGATGTTCTAATTCGTGACCCTCAATCTTGGACACACGCAGCACTTGCAAAGTGGAAGCATCCGATTAGTTATGAGTGGACCGTATTAGTTGCCACCTATGACATGTTGGCCCAAGTCAATTCACGCAGAAAACCAAAGCCTTACCCTCGCCCTTGGCCTGACCCAAACGTTAGGTCAAAGGGTAAACCCCGCCAGGATGCTAGAGAAATCCTCAAAAAAGCTAGAGATGGAGCTATCAAATGGCAGAGCAAGCCTACGCTTATGTGACACTGATTCCCATTGCCAAAGGCTTTCAGCAAGGCATCGCCAAAGAACTTGGCGGCGTAGAGCAGCTAGGTGGCAAAGCTGGCAAGGATTTCTCAAAGGGCTTCGGTCAAACCGCTGACAAACTTTCTACTGGCATAATTGCAGGTTTTGCGGCAATAGCCGCTGGCGCTGGGTTGCTTTTCAAAAGTGCTATTGGTGAAGCTTCAACCCTGGAGGAATCGCTAAACGCGGTTTCGGTAGCCTATGGCAAATCAAGCGATGCAATCGTCAAGCTTGGTGAAACTGCTGCTGGTCGCTTGGGTGTTACTCAATCAGAGTTCAACGCCTCAGCGGTTAGGTTCTCAGCTTTCGCGGAGCGCGTGGTTGGAGCAGGTGGCGATGTCGCTGGCTTTGTTGACGGCATAACCACTAGAGCTTCTGACTTTGCATCGGTATTCAACATTGACGTAGCCGAAGCCTTACAAGTATTCCAATCGGGTCTATCCGGTGAGGCTGAACCGCTCAAGCGATTCGGTATCAACTTGCTCGATTCAGAGGTTAACGCCTTTGCGCTGGCTAACGGTATCGGCGCAGTTGGAACGGCCCTAACCGAGAGCGAGAAAGTTCAAGCTCGCTATGGCTTGCTCTTGGAATCTACGGCTAAGACATCTGGAGACTTTGCTAACACCTCAGACGGCCTAGCCAACTCTCAGAGAATACTCAAAGCAGAGTTCACAGACCTGCAAGCTTCCATCGGTGGCGCACTACTTCCAGTCATGGCAGATTTGGTCAACCAGGTAAAAGACAACCTGCTCCCAATCTTTGAACAACTTGGCGACTGGCTAGATTCACCTGAGGGCATAAAGGCCATCGAGGACTTTGGCACTGCCATGAGCGAAACTGTGGGCTTCGTGGTGGATGTGACCACCGAGGTCATAAAGAACTTTGATGCCATAGTGAAAATTGGCGGCGCTTTACTTATAGCCGCAGTCAGCTGGAAGGCATACCGAGGAGCTGTAGCACTGGCAACAGGTGTCCAGTTATTGTTCAACACCGCAGTTGCAGCAAACCCTTACATCATCGCCGCAGCCGCTTTGGTTGGCATTGGCGTTGGCATGAAGATGATTTATGACGAGGCCTCAAAGGCCACGCCAGAAGTTGAGGATTTGAGAATTGAAATACTCAAAACTGAAAACGCCTTTGTCACTTCTGCAACAAATGGAGCTTCGGCTTATCGCGGCATAATTCCCCAACTCAATGAGACCAGGGAATCGGTAAAGGCAATAGCGGATCAAGCCCAAATCACTTGGAACATGATCACTGGTTTACCAACCGCGTTCAAGAACCCATTCAAAAAGCCCGCTGGTATGAGCGACCTAGAGCTGGAGAAGATTGCACAAGCTCAGCAAAACCTAATAGATGAAACAATTACTCCTGCCTCAACCGCTACCGCTTCGGCATCCGCGACAGGTTTATCACCTGCAACAGTTAGGGCAAACCTTCAAACCGCTATCAAGGAAACTAGGGATGCTTATAAAGCAGCAAGGGCTGACTATAACGAAATAGTCGCTGACGCTAACAGTGACTTTTCTGAGCGCAACAACGACATCCTAGACAGCTACACGGACTCAGTGAATAAGGCGAACAAGACCTTTACCGATAAGTCTGAGGACATTGTAAAGCGTTACAGTGAGGCAATCTCCAAAGCCACTGATCGCCGCGACACCTCAATGGCCTCAGCCCTCAAGGACTATAACCAAGGGATTGTTGACACAAACCGTAAATTTGCAGAGCAGCAAGAGTCAATCATTCAAAAGTCCATAGACCGCTTGCGTGATGGTTTCAAATCTGCGGTGAGCGTAAATGTTGCCAGCATCTTTGACTCTGACGCAATCGCTGGTTCAGTTGATGGATTAGTAGAGACTCTAAGAGACAAGCTAGCTGGCTCCAAGACCCTTTTGGATAACGCTGCCAAGCTAACATCCGCTGGATTCTCACAGACATTTGTTGAGCAAGTGGTAGGCGCTGGAACCGAACTCGGCAACGAACTAGCCAGCTCGATTCTGACCGCTACACCCGAGACAGTCTCAGAGCTTCAATCACTCTTTGGGCAGATTGAGACCACCTCTGAAACTGGCATGGATGCTTTGGCTCAGACTATCTATGACAAAACTGGACTGGCGACAACGGCCCTACAGGGACTCTATGACCAGACCTTTATTGACCTAGCCGATTCACTCACTGAGCAGAAGGCCGCCTACATAACTCAGCAAGGCGAAATCCAAGCTGAATTCAACACCTCGATAGCAGAAGCCGAGATTGCTCGGACTGAAGCGATGGCAAATGCTAATGAGGCACTGGCAGAATCCATAGCCAACTCCAAAGTAACTCGCGATGAAGCACTGCTTGATTCACAAGAAACCCTAGACGCTGCTTTATTGACAGCAGCCAATAACTTCACCGATGACATCACTGCAATCCAAAAGGTATTCCAGGAAAAGATTGGATCCATGAGGTCAGCGGTTGCTGGACTAGCCTCAGAAATCAACGGGGTCAGGGCTGCGCTAAGTCTTGCTCAGCGTCAAACTGCATCTGCGGCATCAAGCGCGGCGGCATCAATCGCGGCGCGGTCAACTGTGAATCAACCTAGATTCATGGCGACAGGTGGCTTAGTCACAAGCGCCACTAACGCCATTATTGGAGAGGCTGGGCCAGAGGTAGTGATACCGCTAGACAGGTTTGAATCCATGATGGGAATGAGCCAACAAGGTAAGGCGGTGAATTACTACGCAGCCCCTAACCAATCCATAGATTCTGAACAGGATCTATTCCAAGCAATGCGCAGGGCAAAGGTGGTGGCAGGTTGGTAAGCGTGAACTATTCCCTGATTGGCGCAAGTGGCGACAGCATCGAGTTCGACTACTCAAACTATGTTCTCAATCCAGGCTTCATGGGATTCAACATCCCAGCCGCAGAGGTTCGGATTGAGAATTCCGCGGGCGATGGGGGAGTATTCCGACACGCTAAAAGAGGGGTGCGAACATTAGATTTGCCTGTGACTGTTATCGGTTCAAGCAGACAAGATGTTCAAACCAAACTTAGGCGCTTAGGCAAGCTAACCCAAAACGTATTCGGCCCGCTAACGCTTCGAGCAACTTATTCCGATGGAGTGAGCCTTGACTTACAGACCTATTACACAGGTGGCGCTGAGGGCCAATGGGGAGTTAGTGCCGGGCAGACATATGCCCAGTGGACACTGTCACTAAAAGCGCCTCAACCTTATTGGCAATCAACCATCGTTGAACAGTTCACTGTTAGACGTGGCGCAACTGGTCGCGGGCTTTTGCCCAAATTGACCAAGCTCAGAATCTCATCAGCTCAGGCCATTGGCGCAATCCTTATAAACAACACCGGGGATGTTCCAATGTTCCCTACCTATCGAGTCCTTGGCCCGATAGATGACCTAGTTATCCGCAGCGATACAGACCAAGAGTTCAGTTTCAACGTGGACTTAGCGGCTGGGGAAATCATCACTATTAACACTGAGACAGGTCAGGTCACAGATGAGACTGGTGCTAACCGCTACGAGGATTTGAACCCCGCACCAAAGCTGTTCAGAATCCCAGTCGGCGAAAGCACCGTGTTCATCGAGGGCATAAATGTCGATGACGACTCCCGCGTGGATTTGTTCTATGCGCTGAGGTATGAGGTGGTCCACTAAATGCAGGTAGAAGATCTAATCATCGAAGTTAGAGCGCCAAACTTCTCACGCATTGGCCAGTTTCGACCAGGCGAATTGGTGGGCGCTAAGTTCATCCTCAAGTTCAACAATGTTGGCAGCTGGGAGATGCGCCTTCCACAGGGTAGCCGTTTAGGTGAATTTCTAAGACTGCCCGGTTATGGGGTCATTGTGACAGGCCCAGATGACACCGTTTTATTTTCAGGCCCTACATTGGCAGCGCAGCTTCTACAGACCTCCGACAACATAGATGGCGACTGGACAATCACGGGCTCAAGCGATGACATTGTTTTATTTGAGCGGCTGGCATACCCGACCCCATCAACCGCAGATGTCACAATCCAGACCGATGCCTACGATGACCGCTTGGGATTGTGCGAAACCATACTCAAGCAATACGTTTCAGTGAACATCGGGCCTGATGCTCCGGTCGCCCGGAGGATTGCCAACCTAACGATCCAGACATCAGCCGGGCTTGGCTTAGAAGTGCAAGGAAGAGCAAGATTTCAGCCGATCCAAGATGTCCTTTATGGCTTAGCTCAAACATCAGCGCTGGGCTACACCATCGAGCAACTTGGCGCTGGCTTACAGTTCACGGTTTACTCGCCGATAGATAGAACCAATACGGTCCGAATGGACATGGACAACAACAAGCTCTCCCGCGCTGAGTATGCGTACCAAATCGCAAGGGTTACTAGAGCGATTATCGGGGGACAAGGTGAAGAGGAATTCCGCCGCTTTGTCGAGGTGACAAACGCTGATTCTTTGGCCTCTGAAAGCGATTGGTCTAGACGGATTGAAGTATTTAAAGATGGTCGCAATTCCAGGGTGACTGAGTTCCTACTTCAAGACGGCGCAGAGTTTCTAGTTGATCAAGGCAAAACCATTGTGGAAATGTCGGTGACTCCAACTGATGATTTCAGTATGCGCTTTAGCCGTGACTGGTATCTAGGGGACAAGGTGACCGTGGTCATAAACCAACTAGAAGCTAGTGCCGTAGTCACCGAGGTGGGCATCTCAATCCAGGCTGACGGCGTTCGACTAGCTGCAACGGTGGGAACCCCGGTTGGCATTGAGTATGAATCAAAGGTGCTGGCAAAAACTCAGCAACTAGACCAGCGACTTTCAAACCTAGAGCGCCAATAGCTAGCTAAACATTCTCAGCTTTACACCTAATAGATAGAGGGCTCATGGCTTACATTGCCAACTTATTTGCAGAGGCGGGGGCAACCTTTTCCCGCGTCATTACTTATACAGACAGTAGCGGAAACCTAGTGGATCTAACTGGCCACACCGCAGAGCTACAGGTTAGACCTTCTGTCTCTAGCTCGACTGCCATTCTTAGCAAAGTGCCAACCCTCGGAGGCTTAGAGGGAACAGTGGCATGGTCGTTTAGTGCCACAGAAACTGCAACACTCACAGCCGCTAAATACGTCTACGCAATAGAGCTAACAAAGACCGCAGACAATACCGTTACCCGCTTGGTTGAGGGTGCCTTGACCGTTAGCCCAGAGGTGGTTAGATAATGCCTATTTCAATCAGCGATCCATTAGGAACCGCAAGCTATTACACACCCGCAGGAATCAAAGGTGACACTGGAGCTAGGGGACCGCAAGGTGTCCAAGGCATCCAAGGCCCAGTTGGTAATCAAGGAATAGACGGCCCGACAGGTTCGACTGGGGCAAATGGCCCCGCTGGTCCAAGAGGGCTAACAGGCTCATCTGGTCCACAAGGTGGGACAGGCGGCGCTGGCCCACAGGGAAACCAAGGTGAGCGCGGTCTAACTGGTAACACTGGACCGCAGGGTATCCAAGGTGCTAGTGGCCTACAGGGCAGCACTGGTTCTTCTGGTGGTCAAGGTCCCAGAGGCATGCAGGGAATTCAGGGCCCGCAAGGTCCTAGTGGCGACACTGGAGCCACAGGCCCCGCTGGTGCAACTGGTCTGACCTGGTATGGCAACTGGTCAAGCTCGCAAGACTACAAAAAGAACGATGCGGTTTTTTACAACGGCGCTTCTTGGTTTGCCTCGGATGACCCCTCACTGGGAAATGTCCCATCTTCTTCGAGCTCGGTGTGGTTCCCACTAGCGCTTCAAGGTGCAACTGGCGTAACAGGTCAACAAGGAATCCAAGGAATCCAGGGCGAAACTGGGGCTACTGGAGCGGACTCAAATGTAGAAGGTCCGCAAGGAATTCAAGGCGAGCAAGGAATTCAAGGAGAGACTGGCGCAACTGGCGCGGACTCAACTGTGGCTGGACCAACAGGCCCCAAGGGTGACACTGGAGACACTGGCCTAACTGGTTCAACTGGACCAGCGGGAGCAGATGCAACGCTTACCCAAACAATAGATAACAAGACTTCTAATTACACGGTCCAGTCATCGGACAAGTTCAAACTGATTCGATCTACTGGCTCAGCAATGAACCTCACGATTCCAGATGTTTTCGCCAACGGTGAAAGGGTCGATGTAATTCAAGATGGCGCTGGCCAAGTCACATTCACTGGCTCAGGTATAACGCTTGAGTCAAAAGGCGGCAAGTTGAAAACAGCAGAACAATACTCAGCGGTGACAGTAATCAAAGTGGCCGCCGGACAGTATCGCCTAATCGGTGATTTAGGTTAAGGGAGAGAAATAAATGGCTCAAACATCATGGCCCTTTGAAAACATAGACACATCAGAAACCCAATACAGCCTCTTGTTTCGTAACGTTGGCCAGGGTGTAGTTCCAAGTAGGGGACTTGAACTAGAACCCTATGCCGACAGCTCTGGCATGAGCGTGAAGGTCAAGTCTGGAGACGGCCTAGTCCGTGGTCACTATTACGCTTCTACTGTTGAAGAGGTGCTCACCATCTCCACCGCTGACGCTTCTCTAGGGCGGATAGACCGAGTGGTTCTTAGACTGGACCCAACAGCTAACACAATTGTTTTGGCGGTCTTGGCGGGCGTTCCAGACGCGTCACCATCACCTGTGGCTTTGACCCAGACTGACGGTGACATCTACGAGTTCCCAATTGCGTTGGTTCTAGTAGATGCTGGACATACAACAATTACCGCTGGCGATGTTACAGACCAGCGGATAATTCTTGCATCAACTGCAACCCTTCAAGCTGACCTCACCTCATTGGAAGCTGAGGTGGCGACTAAGGCTTTACTAACCCCAGCAGTCAACGCCAAGACCGCTGCTTACACATTGGCTGTGGGAGATCGTGGCGAGTTCATTACCGCATCCGGAACCTTTACCATCACAATACCTGCCGCAACCTTTAGCGCAGGGGACCGAGTGGACTTTGTAAACATTGGCACTGGCACTATCGCTTTCACAGGCTCAGGAGTCACGGTGAATTCAATTGAAGGAAAATACACAATCGACAAGCAGTTCAATGGGGCAACATTCTTTTTCACCTCCGCTTCGGCTGGGATCTTGATAGGAGCTTTGGCATGAGTCCGATACCTTTGGGCATACTTTCAGCTAGTGGTGCTGCTGGCATAGTCGCTACAGGCGGAACTATCACGACCATCTCTGGCTATAAAGTCCACACCTTTAACAGCTCAGGGACTTTTACGGTCACTAGCGGTTCTGGGAATATTGAGTATCTAGTTGTTGCAGGTGGTGGCGGCGGAGCTGATTCCTTTGGTCAAGAATCAGGCGGCGGTGGCGCTGGTGGTTATCGTGCATTTACTAATCAAAATCTGGCAACAAACTCTTATACAGTGACTGTTGGTGCAGGAGGTGCAAGGTTTGCAAACGGCAGTAATACCGTCTTTAACTCTTTGACTTCGGCTGGGGGTGGCACGGGGTCAGGAAATAGCGGCCAGGGAGGGTCAGTCGCTGCAAGTGGAGGTTCAGGCGGTGGCGGCTGGTCAGGTGACGGTATTTCTTTGACCGGAGGCGCAGGGAACACTCCATCAACAAGCCCATCCCAAGGTAACCAAGGTGGTAATGGTGCTGGCTTTGGTACTAGAAAAGCAGGCGGTGGAGGTGGTGCTGGTGCTGTCGGTGTAAACGGAGGTGCTGGCAGCCATGGCGGTCCAGGCTTGCAGTGGGTAAATGGTACTTTCTACTCTGGTGGCGGTGGTGGATCTGCTGTGGGCAATGGTGGAGTCGGTGGTGGTGGTTCTGGGGTTGGAAGTTCCACAGCTGGAACTGCAAATACAGGTGGTGGCGGTGGTGGCGGGTTCTACAGTGGCAGCGGTAAGGCTGGCGGCTCGGGCATTGTAATTATTAGGTATGCAATATGATGAAAGCGCAGGACTAATTGGCACACTTCGCAGAGCTAGACGAAAACAACATCGTCACTAGAGTTTTGGTAACAGATAACAATGCTCCTAACGAAGGCTACGACTGGCTCGTAGAGAACTTAGGTGGCACTTGGGTTAAGACTTCCTACAACGGGAACATCCGCGAGAACTACGCCGGTATTGGGTTCACTTACGACCCAGAGCTAGACGCTTTTATCTCGCCAAAGCCCTTTGAATCCTGGGTCTTAGTCGAGGAGAGCGCTAGATGGGAAGCGCCTATAGCTTACCCAGACGATGAGCTTTTTTATCGGTGGGATGAAACAGTCTTGGACTGGGTAGAGGTTGAGCTATGAACGAGGAGCCTCACGCTCGGGTAACTCTCCAAATGCTCTATGGAAAGCAACTGGAAAACGAACGCCTTCTAATTCAACTCACCGCAAAGCTCGGCTATCTAGACACGATGCCCGAGCGGGTATCTGCCCTAGAGATTTACCAAGCCAAATCCGCTTGGGTGGAGAAAATAGCTTGGGCCGCTTTGGTCGCTGGCGTGGTCTCAATGATCAACTCAATCATGAGAGTCATCTAATGGGTAAAAAATACAAACCAAAGAAACCGAGGTGACAGCAATGTCTAAGAAGAAACAGACCCCACCACCTAATGCTGAGTTCAAAGATTGGGACTTTATACCGACTGAGGAACCAGCTCAGGAACTTCCAACCACTCACACAATGGCAGAGGGCGAGAACATCCTTACGGTTGCGAGACGCTATTTGCCAGAGGGTATGACCAGATCAGAGTATGCAAACAGGCTAGTCAAGACCAACCCCTCATTCGCGGTTGGCAGGATCATAAACCTTGTCTGAGCGAGTCGCTGATTGGCGGCTTGTCTACGATGCCAAATACATCACAGCCCATTACGGCGAGATGTCCGCATTTCGCAAAGCCAACAACATGCAACCCCATTCGGGAACAGACTGGGCCAGACCTCTTGGCACACGCATCCCCGCTATTGCCAAAGGAACTATCCGCCTAATCGAGTTCTCAAAAGTCTTGGGTTGGGTTGTGGAGCAAACCGCTATGGATAAAGACGGAGTGATTTGGTATCTCGGTTATTCTCACATGGATGAGAAGCCAGGCTATTCGGTGGGCCAGAAACTTACCAAGAGCCAGACCATCGGACTGCTTGGCAATAGTGGCCAAAGCTCTGGGCCTCATGTCCACGTCACAGCATCGAGATTTCCTAGGGGAGTATTCGGAGTGACCGGCGACAAGGTCGATGTCTACAAGCTGATTCTGGCAAACATCAAAGGAGCGAAAGCGGAGGTCTGCCCATGTTGCGAAAGGCCACTGTAAAAAAGGTATGCCTCTCAGTCCTAGACGCGATGTTCTTTCTAGGCGCTCCACCTAAGTCAGAGCCTGATAACTGGAAGTTCAGACGAAGGCTTATCTATGGCTCGTATCGGATCGCGGTGGCCATGATTGTCTTTGGCGCGATTACCTTCTTCTTTGATACGGGCGTGAGCAACCAACTCGTGATTGGTGGGGTGGCACTTCTGAGCATCATCGCAACCGCCTACACCGCAATCGCAACAATCGAAGATGTAAAACGAAACAGACAGGAACCGGACTATTGAAGATTTTTACAGTTGAATTCTGGAACTACGCCGGAGAACGAGCAATCAAGACATTTGCCCAGACTGCTATTGCGTCTCTAGGTGCTGGCAGCGTTGGACTATTTGAGCTGGACTATGCCGGGCTTTTTAGCGTGGCAGGTGGAGCGGCTTTTCTGTCGGTGCTGACTTCTATCGTTGCCAAATCTAAAGCGTAGGAAAAACGTGACATTTGTAGCCAATTGTTTACATTTGCCCACTATTGTCTAAATTCGTAGTCAAGCGCATTGACTATCAATTACCAGTCGCACCCAAATAAAGACCCCTCGAAAGACTTTGATTAGTCTCTCGGGGGTCTTTTTTTATGACCTTATTGGGGGGGGGGGGGGGATGTGTTCCAATCGGTAGCAAAGGAAACAGCCTTTAGATCATCGCTTGTTATAGCTGTATATAGCTGAGTGGTTGCCACCGATGCGTGACCTAGTAACTCTTGCACCGCTCGGATGTCCTTAGTGGCTCCATAGGCTACCGAGGCGGCCCGGTGTCTAAGGCTGTGGGCGGCATACTTCTTGCCCAAATTCCTTTTTAGTTGCACGTGAACATAACTCACCGAGCGCGCCTTTTGAGTGTCCGGGTTCCTGAAATAAAACCCCGGCTCAACGCCAAACTCCATCTGGTCTAAGGCTGCGGTTAGAGTCGCGTTCATCGGAATGATGCGCTCTTTTTGACCCTTACCCAATACCCGCAATAGGTTGCCCTCACGGTCCTCCATGTGAAGGTTAGTTATCTCGGCAAGCCTGAGCCCGCCCATAGCACCCAAAAGGATTATTGCCTTGATTTCCTCGGTGGCTCGTTCATAAGCGTGCATTAGATCCGCCTCTGGAATGGGTCTTGGTAAGGGCCTCGGTATCTTGACAGCTTCCATCAGATAGGCCGGGTCATGGCTTATGAGCTTTCGCTTTCGGGCCCAGGCGTAAAAGCCTCGAATCGCTGTCCGGTAGCTCTTGCGGTATTCGGGTTTAGCATCCCTAAGAACGCTGGCCATAAAGTGGTCAATTTGCGCCTCATTGCAATGGGGAAAGTTCTTCATGTGCTTTTTGAAGTAGCCCAGTTGATACATTCTTTTTTGAATGGTGGAGGGCAAACGGCCTGACCCCACTAGGTGCTCTTGGTATAGATCCAGCAATAGAAAACCCCTCTTTTTCGAATCGCCTTTGTCTCGAACAACTGACATTAGGCAGCGCTTCTAAAAGAAGCAAGAGGCAGGTAGTAAACGTTACTTTTTTCCGGTCCCTTTTTTGGGGACTCAGTTGGTTCGTGAAGCTGAACATCTCGGGATTTTGAGACTGTTTCTG